TTTACCATATTCTTATATGGAATCTGGTAAAGAGAAGACTTATCCTCATGATCTCCTGGAAGGAAACCAATCTCTCTTGTAGCAACTAAGGATCTTACGATATAGATTTTTTCGTAAGGAGTTTTGACATCGAGAACATCTCTTAGTGCGTTGTAAAGGGTAATAAATGTTTTACCTGTTCCAGCAGCACCGTATGCAACGATGTTTTGATTGTTCTCATAGCAACGGAAAAGTTCTTGTTGATTTTCAGTAAGAGGTTCAATCCTCTTCATCAAATCTGAATTAAGTGGTTTTTTTCTTTTCATGTGTTTGTTGCTCATCCCAAATGGGACTACGGGACCTTGAGTCTTCTTCTTTGCAGGCATAGATTAGAAACTGTAATCGCGGTTTTTACGGACGGTGGCACCAGGTTGTTTGGATGCACGATCTAAAACTTCGTTCCATCCACTGGATTTTGCCTCTCCTGTCCATCTAAATTCCGTATCGATTCCAGCAACACCTGCTGACCAATCTTTTTCCCATTCTGGGTTTTCTTCTTTCCACTCAGCATATGCCTTCATAGACATGCTAAGTTCTTTCTTCTCTTTTGTTTCTTTGTTAATAACGGGGTACGTTGGCATAAACGTTCAGTCCTTTTCTAATATTTATTAAATCCATTCCATTGCTTCAGCAACGGCAGGAAACTGTTCAACAAAAATCTCTTTTGCACCCAAAGCAATGTCCATGTGCTCCTTCTGTGTGCCGTTTGCAGAACGCAAATCGATATAATGAATCCATGATCGCACTGAACCCGTCATGTAGATTCTTGTGGGTGTTGCTAAAGGAAGCACAAAGCGAGCACACTCCTTTGCGATTTCAGCATCAAGCATCTCTTTGTAGAGTTTCATTCCTTCATCAA